ATTGTTTCCACAGTATGGCTACAGAGATCTTAAACATTTTCAAACTTTGCACTCACTAGCATTTACAACTCTAGGTATGAAGAAAGATAATGTTATGCAGGCAGAACATTACGAAGAGATAGGTAAGACAATTGGTGTACAGGTATCTGTATACAAAGGTGGTGAAGAAGAAACAGGATACATAGATTCAGATAGTGAATACTTTAATCTAATAAATATTGCACGAATCAAAAACGTATCTACTAAAGATGAATACGATACCGATCTATACTCTGATGATATGGATTACAATCTAGTAGAAATTATAGAAGCAGAACTTAACAATTATAAAAAGTCTTTTGCTCTTTATGATTTTACAGACATGATTGAAAAATTTGTAGGGTCAGAATTATGCCCTAAATTTGATGTAGTTTTTATTGATGAAGCACAAGATCTATCGCCAATACAATGGAAGATGTACGATATTATAAAACAAAATACAAAGATAATGATTCTTGCAGGAGATGATGACCAAGCAATATATGGATGGGCAGGAGCAGATGTACAAAGATTCCAGGAAGAACCTGCAAAAGAAAAAATTTTACCACAATCATATAGAGTTCCAATCAGAGTTCAACAAGTTGCAGATTCAATTATATCTCAGATAGACACAAGGATCATGAAACTATGGGAACCTAGAAACAATGAAGGACATTGTGAAGAGGTGTATGACTTAGATGAAGTTGATCTAACACAAGGTAAGTGGTTGATACTTGCACGAACAAACTATCGTTTAATAAAAATGAAACCATACTTAATGGAACGAGGTATATACTTTGAATACAAAGAACGAAAAAGTTTTAGCGCTAAACTGTGGAAAGCAATCAGAGATTTTTCAAGGTGGACATCGGGTGCACAACTAACAGCATCTGAAATAAAAGATATATTTGATTACACAGGTCATAAATTTGAAGGCGAAGAACATTTAAGTTATGACTGTGAATACTTTGGTATTGATGCGAACGATACATGGTACGAATTATTTAACGCAGACCCCGAACAAGTTTTATACATAAGACAAATGTTAAGTAATAAAGAAAAACTTTCTGAGGAAGCAAGAGTAAAACTATCTACGATTCATTCAGCTAAAGGTGGCGAAGCTGATAATGTATTATTGATATTAGATAATACAGAAAAGATACGTGAAGCAATTGAAAAGAGTCCTGAGAAAGCAGATGAAGAACATAGAGTTTGGTATGTGGGAGTCACTAGAACAAAACAAAGCTTATACATAATGGCTGCTAAGGAGGATAGATTAGGTTATGACATCGAAGGTTTGGGATAAACAACACGGAGGATCACATTATCAAAAATATAAAATTCAACCAAGTAAGTTTGTAGTGGAGAATGAATTGTTATATCCTGAAGGATGTGCTATTAAATATATAATTAGACATCGGGACAAAGGAAAGAAACAAGATCTATTGAAAGCAATACATTTTATAGAAATGATAATTGAAAGGGATTACAAATGAAGATACCAAAGTTTGAAGCACAAACTGAATGGGTTAAACCTACTGAGTTCCCGGACTTAAGACAGGTTGATGAGATAGCAATCGACCTAGAAACAAAAGACCCAGGCCTCAAGGAACGTGGATCAGGATCAGTCATCGGTGATGGTGATGTTGTGGGCATCGCTGTAGCTACATCTCATTACAAAGGATACTTTCCTATTGCACACGAGGGCGGTGGAAACATGGACAGACAAAGAGTTATGCTTTGGTTAAAAGATGTACTTGAATCTCAATCTACAAAAATATTTCACAATGCAATCTACGATGTTTGTTGGTTGCGAAGACTAGGACTTAAAATAAATGGTGATATTGTCTGCACAATGATAGCAGCAGCGGTCACCGACGAGAACAGATTTCGCTATGATCTCAATAGTTTAGCGTGGCATTACCTTGGCTATGGTAAAAATGAATCAGCTCTATCAGAGGCAGCAGAAAGTTGGGGTATCGATCCTAAAGCAGAGATGTACAAACTACCTGCAATGCACGTCGGTGGATATGCAGAACGGGACGCAGAGATCACACTTGGTCTTTGGCAAGAAATGAAAAAAGAAATATTGCATCAAGACTTAGAAGACATCTTTGATCTTGAAACAGAATTGTTTCCTTGTCTTGTTGATATGAGATTCAAAGGTGTACGAGTAGATACTGAACGTGCACATCAAATGAAAAGTAATTTAATAAAACAAGAACAAGATCTATTAAAAAAAATAGAACGAGAAACAAATATCTATCCACAGATATGGGCAGCTAGAAGTATTGCACAGGTATTTGAAAATTTAAAAATACCTTTTGAAAGAACAGAGAAAACAGATGCACCGTCATTTACAAAAAACTTTTTACAAGAACATGAACATCCTGTTGTAAGAATGATTGCACAAGCAAGAGAGGTAAACAAAGCACACACAACTTTTATAGATTCTATTCTTAGATACGAACACAAAGGTAGAATTCATGCAGAGATAAACCAATTAAGAAATGCAGGAGGAGGCACAGTCACAGGTAGGTTCTCTTATCAGAACCCAAATCTTCAACAGATTCCTGCTAGAAACAAGGATCTAGGACCTATGATTAGGTCATTATTTATACCCGAGGAAGGCCATAGATGGGGTGTATTTGACTATTCTCAGCAAGAGCCTAGGTTGGTAGTACATTATGCTTCTTTGTATAAATTACCATCAGTCTATGATGTAATAGAAGCTTATCAAACTGACCCTAACGCAGACTTTCACCAAACAGTTGCTGACATGGCACAGATACCTAGATCACAAGCAAAGACAATTAACCTTGGATTATTTTATGGTATGGGTAAAGGTAAACTTCAAGCAGAGTTAGGTGTGAGTAAAGAAAAAGCTGCAGAACTATTTAACACTTATCATGCTAAGGTACCTTTTGTTAAACAGCTTATGAGCAAAGCATCTAACAGAGCTCAAGACAGAGGACAGATAAGAACTTTACTTGGAAGATTATGTAGGTTTCATTTATGGGAGCCAAATAGTTTTGGTATGCACAAAGCTATGACACACGAAGATGCACTCAAGGAACACGGACCAGGGATCAAGAGAGCTTACACATACAAAGCATTAAATAAATTAATACAAGGCAGCGCAGCAGATATGACAAAAAAATCTATGTTAGAATTATATAAGGAGGGTATCATACCGCATATACAAATACATGATGAACTTGATATATCAGTTGAAGATGAATCTCATGCTAAAAAAATTATTGAGATTATGGAGAATGCTGTTACACTAGAGGTTCCTAATAAAGTAGATTATGAACACGGAGATAACTGGGGAGAAATACATGATTAAAAAATACTATGATAATTTTATGGTATGGCAGTTACACAACAGAAGAGAAATAGTTTTCTTTGCTGTTGGGTTTATTGTTGGTGCTGTAATAATATAATGACCTATGGCGTATTTGAATGTAAATATACCACCAACATACGCACAAATAAAAAGAGAATATCTTTATGATTTACAAAAACATCATGGAGAAGTTGAAGACTGTATTATATTTGGTCTATCAGCCCTTACTGGTCGTGCTATACTATGGCACGCTATTATGGAAAACGGTGCAATATTTTATCGCTTACCAATTAGCGCGTTTATTCAAAAGGGATTTGATGCATCCCGAGTGCCCGCAAGACGACTTGATGAACTACAGCTCTGGAATTGTTTTTCTTATTATCCTTCTGTCCATCGTTGGGATATATTAGACGGACAAGCAGGAAAATACATAGGTAAAGACAAAAAATGGCACGCAGGTAAGTATTTATTTACTGTTGACTTTGCACATCCAGAGTCTAATATACTTGATACCGATCATTCGGAGATACCGCACGAGCATAAGTGCGCACACATAATTGCACTAGACGACGGCAATTTTGCAGCACAACCAAACAACAGATGTATATGGGACATCCCTTCTTTTACAGTAAAAGATAATATACCTGATTGGAAAGTGCAAACGAATGAGTGGAACGTAGAAGATAGTAGAGCTTGGAGAACAGAAGATACTGATAAGTTCTTTTACGAAATAGAGGAGAAGAAACATGATTAGAGCGTTTATTAGAAAATGGTTTGTAAGACCACTTAGAAGTCTAAAAAGAAAAATTTGGAAGTAATTTATGGAGATTGCCAAGGTGAACTACTATGCTACAGGTTTGTTAATAGTAATGTTAGTTGTATTAGCTTTATGTGGAGGACCACATGTCCAATAAACCACTAAACATATCGGAGTCGGCTGCTGTACAGATGCCGATGAAGACGGTTGCTAGCCTAATTATTCTCGTAGCAGCTGGCGTGTTCGCATACACAGAGTTAACATCCCGGTTGGTATCTTTGGAGACATCACGTGAACTGTTTGAAAATGATTTGTTAAAGAAATCAGAACAAGTGCCCGTCGATCAAGAGCAACATTTTTTATTAGAAGATCTTTATAAAAGTGTAGAGCAGATTGAAACACGGATCGAGGATATGATGCACAACAAAGTAAACATACAGTTTATACAAAAGCAAACTGAAAAACTTTTAAAAGATGTAGAAGTTTTAAAAGATAAGGTAAGAGCAAATGGCAACGGGTCGAGTCACTAGAAAAGTTTTAGATTATATAGCTGAGATAAATAGAACAGCGAAACAAATGAAGTATGTAAAAGAATTAAAAAAAGAAGTAGAAACAGGCAAACATGGTACACAAAAGTATGTTGTTAAGCAAGGAGAAAACAAAGGTAAAGTATTATGACAGAGATGGTGATAGCTCTACTTATGATTATTAACGGAGAGATTAAAGAGGCACGTATTCAAACTTCAATGTCTGAATGTCTTAAAGGATCTCGTATTGCTAAACGTCAGTTAAAACCTGATGGAAAAGTTAAGTACCAATGTATAAAATCTATGGCAGAATTAGAGGATAATATTGATGGCTCGAAGTCGATCAAAAAACTTATCCTTGAATAAACGTAATCAAATGGCTAAACTTCTAGAGGATAAAAAATATAAACAGCGTATCATTAAATCTAAAAAAGTATATAATAGGAAGGATAAAAATTATGCAACTTAGTAAACACTTTTCTTTAAAAGAGATGACCAAGTCAATGACTGCTCAACGTAGGGGCATCGATAACACACCAGGGTCAGGTGAGATTAAGGCTTTAGGTGATCTTTGTTATGAAGTTCTTGAACCGCTCCGGGCACACTTTGACAAGCCCGTTACCATTACCTCAGGTTATAGGTCAGAAGCGCTTTGCGAAGCCATCGGGTCTAAAAAAACTAGCCAGCATGCTAAAGGCCAGGCGGTTGACCTAGAGATATTTGGCGTACCCAATATTAAGACAGCTTACTGGCTGCAAAACAACGTAGATTTTGATCAATTGATCATGGAATACTACGATCCTAATGATCCTGCAGGGGGATGGGTTCACATAAGTTATCACGAATCAGACTCAAATAGAAAACAAGTTCTAACCTTTGACGGAAAAAAATACACTGAAGGACTTCCAGATATGGAATGGAAAGGTGGAAAGGTTGTAGGATGAGATGGGTAACTGAAGTG